GTTTGCAATAGAAGTTCTTGTAGAAGCCACAGTTCCCGCAGTTGTGATTGGCAGGCACGTCGGCTGATGAGGCGGGGCGATAGTTGGTGGGCAGTTCCCGATCCTCCATGTCGTCCTCATCCTCGTCCTCTGGCTCGTCCTCTGGTTCTTCCAATTCGCCGATGCGAGTCAGTGTGGAGAACTTGTGGCCGACGATGACATCGGTATCTTCCCAGCCACCTTCGACTTGTTGATAAATCTGGATGAGGGCAACCGGGTCATCTTCACTGGCTTCCAACTCGAAGTCGGTGCCAGGTACACGCACGGTGCCTGAGCGGAAGATTTCTTGAATCTCTCCACGAGCACGACCACCAGACGAGTTCCATGACACATAGTCGCCAACCATCAGCTCGTCAGGTTGAGCACGTTCACCACCCGGCTCCATGTCTTCGGCGATAGACACGGCGACCATCTGGTCGATGGCATCTTGTTTGTTGGTGTGACAGCCGATGACTTCACCATCTTCTTTGATGGTTGCCCAACCTGAACAGTCAGGTGAAGAGTCGGTGATGAAGTATGGCATCAGGGAGTGATGTGTAGCCAGGTGACGGTGTGACCAGTTTTGGTGGAGATTGCGTAGATGACGGTGTCGGCGTAGATCGTCAACTCGACATCACCGCTCTTGGGGATGCCGTGACCAGTTGACGTTGTGATTGCTTCACCGCCGACATACACCGTGTCGGTGTTGTCCTGATTCACAATGTGAATCACACCCGGCTGCGCACGAGACGAATTCAATACCGTCGCAACAGTTCCAACAGACGCTTGACCTTGATACACAGCCATGATTACCTCAGAGCATCAACAATACTTGCAAGTCATCCTCTTCGGCAGAGAACGTAATCTCACCAACAGCCGCAGCAACCACACCTGCCACAACAGGATTGCAATACGCAACCACCGTCGCAGGTTCACGAACAACCTCAACGACCTCGACAACAGGTTCAACTTTCTTGACTTTCTTCTGCCTGCGATACGGATACGGTCGACCGCCACCCTCAACAGGTTGCGGTGGCACTGGAGGCTGAGGCGTCACCGTCCCCACAGCCGACGCAGTCAAACCACCCAACGCAGCCGATGCCGAAGCCTGATCGGATGCTTGACCAATCGCAGACGCATCCAAACCGCCCAGGAGAGCCTGAGCGGTCGCAACCACTGTGACGACACCTACCGCGCTCGAAGTCGCCGCTCCGAGGCTGGCAGAGGCCACTCCGAGGACTGTGACATCACCAGTAGCCGATGCCGACAAACCACCCAACGTCGCAGACGCAGAACCCGCATTAGTGACTGTCGCCGAAGCAGACCCGCTCAAACCACCCAACGGGGCCGCACCCGACGCAACCTTCTTGACCGTCGCCGACCCGCTCGACGACACGCCACCCAACGGCGCTTCAGCAACACCCGACACCACCGGCGTCACCGTCCCGATAGCCGAAGCACTCAACCCACCCAACGGTGCGTCAGCCGAACCCAAATGCGACACCGTCGCCGACCCCGACGCAACCAACCCACCCAACGCAGCATTAGCAACACCAGTGACGGCAGGCGTAATGACCGTGCCAGTAGCCGAAGCAGTCAACCCACCCAACGCAGCCGAACCCGACGCAAGCTTCTTCACCGTCGCCGTGACCGTCGTACCGATGTTCCCCAACGGAGCCGAAGCCGTAGCCGTCACCGGAGCAGGAATGAACGCAAACTCGAAGTAGCACGAGTTGCCGTTGTTCGCCGCAGGCGCAGAACCACCAGTCGGTGTCACCGTCCCCAAGTTCGCTGATGTCGTCTGACGATACGTCTGGAACGAACAGTCAGTACCAGCCGTACTGGTTGCGTTCGTACCAACCGTGTAGCCGGTTGCAGCAGTCGGGTTCGTCGTATTGTCGGCCTTCGTCATGAACACGATTGCGAGACGATTACCTCCAGCAACCGTGAACGCAGGCAACACCGGGTTGGCAGCAGTGCTCAACGCAGTCGAGGCGAAATCATCAAACGGATTGCCTGTCGTGACACAACCACGAATCACATAGGCGCGACCACCCCAACAAGTATCAGTTCCCGTGTCCCAGTTCGCAGGACGAGTGATCGTGACCGTTGAACCCAACGACGAGTTCGATGTCGCACGCGCCCACCAACATGCATGTTCTTCGTCAATCAAACCGCCAGTGATGACGGTGACGTTCGGCGAGTTCTTCGTCCAAGGCGAAGCCAACGATTGCGTATTCGCACCAGTTGCAGTGTTCGGCACGAAACCGACCGTCGTGATGACAACGATGTCGTTCGCCGCATACGTTGGCAGCGTAATCGTGAGATCGCCAGACGTATTGGCAGCGACGTTGCCTTGCGCTTGAAGTGTTGGGGCGGCCACCTATGGCCTCCGACTTATGACGCGAGCGTCAGAGAAACAGTGAGATTCCCCGAAGTAATCGTGAAGGTGTCACCAGCAACATAAGCGTTCGCGGTAATCGTTCCAGAGAACAAGAAGTTTCCAGCCGACGAAGCATCCCACGCAGAGAAATGGGTTGCATCCTGCGAACCAGCAATGTTCGTCCACGTCACATCAGCATCAGAAGCCATCGACCCGGCTGAAGCAGCAGCGAACGAAACGGTCTTGCGTGTCGTTTCAGTTGCCGTGTTCGACGTTCCGGCTGCACCTGGATCACCGATGTGCAACTGAACATACGGAGTCGTGACCGCAAACGATGTGTTGTTGCCAACAGCATCGAGCCATTTGCCTGCCAAATAAGAGCTGATTCCAACGGCCATTAGTCCTCGGTCCTTTCAATGACGTTCAGAATCCTACCATCCTGATCCCGTTCAACAGTTCGGATGACCGTCTTGCGCTCAGGAACATTCACATTCACGACGGTCTCAGGAACATTCACGATTGGCGGCTCAACACGAACCGATGGTGATGTCACATGAATGACCTGCTCAGGCATGTTCAGATTCAGTTCACGAGTACCAGCGTCATACACCGTCGCCGGTGCAATCGGATTGATAGCGGCAACAGGTTGCAGAGCCGCGGTCGGCACACCCGTGTGCTCAATCTCAGGCATGTCCAACGCCTTCAAGACAGCCGCAGGCTGGAAGCCTGACGAGATGAGTCGTTGTGCGATTGCAGACTTGCGATCCAAGTCGGCGAGGTTGGCTGCGGTGATGTCGATGTTGGTGAGCGGTACTCGGTAGACGTCGCCACCTTCGATTGGTGTCATGTCCTCGAATCGGCGCACGTCATTGACTGACATGTAGCCGTTGTTGAGTCCTGATTGGTAGGAGGCGTTGCGTGCTGCGATGTCGCCACGCAGGAGACCTGCGGTGGAGAATCGGATGAACGCACGACCAGCCAATAGCACGCTGTACTCGGACTCCACCTTCGCCAAGATTGGTGTCAACGAATGCACGAGGAACGACAAGTTGTTGGCTTCCACGGACGCATACGACATCGCACCGGGTGTGGTCACACCGATCATGGATGGAGGCACACGGAAGATTCGTGCAATCTCCTCCACCGCAAACTGGCGAGACTCGATGAACTGTGAATCGTTCGGGCTGACACCCGTCTTCTCGAACGTCGCACCACCGAACAGGATGCCTGGGCGATGCGAACGACGCAAACCCTTGTGACCATCCTCGAATGCATCCACGAGATTCTTGGCTTGTTCACGAGACAGGTTGCCGGGGAACTGGATGATGCCGGAGGTGTTGGAGCCTTGGCCGAAGAAGCGGGCTGCGAACTCTTCCAACGCACGAGCCAAACCGAGGTTCTCTTTGACGAGGTCGATGCGGGACTTGCCACGCATCTCACCAGGCAACGTCAAGTCACGAATGTGGATCATGTCCACATCCTCGATACGGTCACGAGCTTCGTAGACGTAGAAGATGCGACCGTTATTGTCTCGACGCACCTCAGTGTTCTGAGGGTTCAACACGACGAGGGCGAGCACTTCACCGTCTTCGTCACGGATGATGCGAGTAAACGAGTTGCCGTTCAACAACAGCGAAACGACAACCTGCTGGAAATGGTCCTCCTTGGTGACCCCAATGTCTGGTGCGTCAAGCCACGCTGGGCGTGGACGATACTGAAGACGCACACCCTCCTGCCGGATGTAGGCATCGACGGGGAGTGTGGAAATGGTGTCGGCAATCAGCCGGACGCACGCATAGACCGTCCCAATCTTGAGAGAGTCATCCTGCGTGACATACACGCCAGAGTTCGTGGTGAAGGTGTATCCGTCGCCGAGTGCGAACAGCGACTGGAACGAAATCGCACGATCTTCGTCGTCACCACCACGGCCAATCAGACGGTCAACAATCACTTGTCATCATCCTTCGTGATACGAGCCAAACTCCACGCCGAGATGAACGTCGCCACACCAATGACAGCCAACCCCAATGCTGGAGTCACCAACCATCCTGCAACCACGAAACACACCAATCCAATCAGTTCGAGCACGAGCACCTTCATTCCAACCTCCTATGGTAGTTCACTCAGCCTAATCACACTACGAAGAACCCAGGCTCAGGCTGCGGTTCAGGTGTGGTAGTGGCACGATCCGACGCCATCGCCAACGCAATCACAGCGTCAATCTTCCGCTTCGACTTACCCTTTGACAACGTCCACCCGTTGTCCTTGACCTTCTGCGCAGCCGACAACACTTGGTCCGAGAAGATTGGGTTGCCGTCGTGCGCAAGTTTCTGATTCACAATCAGCTCGTACAGATTCCCGCACGCAGGCACCATACGTTGCGGAGACTGCGGATACTCCACCATCGGAAACCCATCCTCAGCCAACGCCTCAGCCGTCCGCTGAAAGAACGCAGGGTCATACGCAATCTCCTGCAAGTCATACTGCTGCGCAATCTCACGCAGATACGACTCCACTGCAGACACATCCAACACACCACCATCCGGCAACCAAATCTTCGCACGAGCCACCACCTTGCCCTCCACATGCTGAACCAACACCACCGCAGTCGTGTCACGCTTCAACGCCATGTCCACACCAACCCACGTCGGCGCACCGGGCACGAGGTCGAGCGTTGAACGGCATAGCTCCCAGGCTCCCTGTGGGAGCCAGGAGTCGGCGGCCGTGCGGACCCACTGATTCAGACGGTATCGCCTCACACTCACCTCAGAGGTTTGACGAACCGCAATCTCCATGTCCTCCCAATCCAACAAACCCTCAGCCAGATTCGGATTCGCCTCCAACCACGCCTGCCGATCATTCAAGTCACAACCCTCACCCGCCTCCCACCACCAGAACCCGAACGTCTCATCGTCAATCTCCCCACGACACACCTTCTGGCCGTACCCGTACAACATCCCACAAATGCTCGTCAGGTCATACCCGGCAGTTGTGATGGCCACAATCTGCGGATCACGACGAGCACCAGAACCCAGCGTCAACGCATCCCAGAGTTCCGAGTTCGGCTGAACGTGCAACTCGTCAAACACCACCGTCGAAGGATTGAGACCTTGCTGGAGTTTGGCGTCACTGCTCAACACTCGATAGACGCTGTGCGTAGACGGAACCTCAATCGCATCCCGATACACCTTGCAAATCCCCGACAACGCAGGCGACTGCTGCACCTGCCACTTCGCCTCATCAAACACCACACGAGCCTGACGCCTATCACCCGCAGCCGAATACACCTCAGCCCCATGCTCACCCTCGATGAGTCCATAGAGCGCAATGAGAGAACCGATGAGAGACTTCCCGTTCTTGCGACCCAACCCAATCACACTGCGCTTGTATCGCAACAAGCCATCAGCCCGACGCTCATACAAAGCGTTGATGAGCTGCCGTTGCCACGGAGTGAGTTCTAACGCCTGCCCTGCCCGTATCCCTTTGGATACATGCATGAAAGTCTCCGCAAAGTCGGCGACCTTCCCACCCTCAGTCTGCTGATACCTGCTCGACGTCGACCACCTTGGTGTTGCGACGGCGGAAGTTGTCAAGCTCATTAGCAACCCTTATCTCGGCGAGACCGAGCCTCGCCCGGTCAGACGGTGTGAACCCTAATAACGATAGCCACGCAGTGATCTGCGCATTGAGTTCCGACTTCTGCTTGATAAGCGGATGAGTCACCAGTTGCCCGTTGGCCGTCTCATAGAACCAGCGAGTCACATCCGAACCCTGCCACTGCTCAATCAACGCAACCTGCTCGATAGCCGCACACAACTTCTGCACCAACGCCGAGTCATGCTTCTCCGACAA